CGTATGGTATTTATCTTTAGGTATGTTGCTATCCATATCTAATGGTCTTTTAAATACTTTAGATGCGTGCCAGCTTCCTTGTTCTGTATCTATATAAATTAAATCACCATTACCTCTATGTCCTTTTATTTGTCCACCGTAAATATTTGAACCACTTAAATAAGCACTTGCAAGTAAAGAGCAAAAAAAACTTTTACGGGTCTTTGGTGGTGCTGTAATTACTGAAAGATTGCCAAATGTTCCTAATGCAATAGGTATAAGTAAATCACCTTTATCAGATTGTAAAACCTTTTCACCATAACTTAAACATACTGGTGGATAATCTATTTTTTTGTCAATGTCTATCTTGCAAGTATCTGCTATAAACTCCATTAACATATTCTGTTCTGTTTCTTTTTCTGTCATTTGTTAAATATATAAAAAAAAGGTGCAAGTTAAAAACCTACACCCTTTTAAAATTAGGCTAATTAAAATGGTAAGTCATCACTTGCTGGTTCTGCAACCGCTTGTGGTTGATCATCTCTTTCAGCTACCGTTACACCATCTGGTGACATCCATACCACCTTACCGTTTCCAAGATAGGTTTTAGCAACCTTTGCTTCACGTTCTTCTTTGGTTTGGCTATCCATAAAAGCTACGTTGTTTCCATACCTAGTTTCATCTTGAACCGCTATTGTGAAATTGTAGTACACCGCACCATCTTTTCCTTTAATAAATTTTTCTTTAGGTAGTCTATCTACTCTAATACTTCCGTTAATAATTGCACTCATAATATATAGTTTAAATTTGGTATTGTCATTACACGCAATACCTCGTGTTTTATTTGTAAATCTTATGCCATATACCCATTTCTTTAAAATCACTATATTTAAAGTATAAATAAGTATTGCCGTCTTTTTTAACTGTTTTTAGTTTTTTATCTTTTATCTCATTGTAGTTTTCGTGAGAATATAAAAATAATTGTTTTCTATCATAAATAATAAATTCTTTAATTTTTTTATCATCTGCATCCATTTGTAAACCAAGTGATGCAATTACTGGTGATTTTTTATTTTTATAAGCATCTACACCTTTTTTAAATTCTATATTATTGTATCTTTTATTTTTACCCTTACCTCTTGAGCATCTTATTGTTACACTTTTATGCATAGATAAATTGAAATTTACTCTTGCAGAAATACCAAATAATTGTTTGTTTTTGTCTATAAAAAAATAATCAATACCGCTTACCCTATCTAATGTTTTGGCTAAAGATTTATTATCTAATTCAATATTTATTAAATTACCCTCTAAACAATCTTCTAATTTATCTTTATTATTTATGAAGAAATTAGTTGCTTTGCTAAAATCATTATCAAAATCACTCATAACTTTTCTATTTTATAACCTAAAGAAAAAAACCTCTGTAAACTTGATGCAGCAAAATCTAAATCTTTTTCTATTAAAAAACAATTTCTATCAGTGTTTTCACAAGCTACTAAAGTAGAACCACTACCAGAAAAAATATCTAATATGTTTTTACCAGCCTTTGTAATATCTAAACACCACATAAATAATTTAACTGGTTTTTGTGTTGGATGTATTCTTTTTTGATTTTTTTCACTGTCTTTTATCATACCATTCCAGGTGTGATGAAATAACCTTGCTGAATTTATTATATTTGTCCAAGCTAATTCGCAATCACTATTAAGATTTATTGCCTTACCGTTTCTTTTGTCCCATACTAACCAACCAGCAGTATTTTTTAATTTGTTAGCATAATGGTTTGCGCCCCAAGTTATTATATTTTTACTATATTCAAATAATATTTTAGGATTAAATTCTTTATCATCACCCTCAATAATTTTATAGTTACCCCTTTGAGTTAAACCATTACCAGATGGTGATTTATAACTAATACCATATGGTGGGTCTGTTAATACGCAGTCAATTTCTGGTATGTTTTTTTTTATATATTCAACATCATATGAATTACCTATTATTAACTTATGCCTATCGTTAATCAAATACACATCACCGTCTTTAACATCCCAGCTTTTAGAAAGTAGGTTGTTTATCTCACCTTGTTCTTTTACATTATTATTTTTAATTTTAGTTGCAACCTTTGAAAAGTTATTTTTCTTATTTTCTATTTTTTCTTTTACCTTTTCTTCTACAATAGCCTTGATCTCTTCTTCAGTATAAGTTTTAGGTATTTCTTTTATAATTTTTGAAACTGCTGATATTGATGTTTCTTTATTGTTTATTAAATCTTGTGTGTCTTGGTTTGTATTATCTAATACTTTTTTACCATCATAGTAAGTACCTTTAGAAACATTAGCTAATGCAGCTACTTCTTTTTGTGTATTCACCGCATCCCGTTTTACCAAATTTGGTAAATCGGTACTTCTATTTTTATTTTCGATAATTACATTTTCTTTACCTTGTTTTCTATAAACTTCTTCAAGTTGTGCAGATAATTTTATTCTTTGTAATGGTTGTAAATTTCTTCTACCAAATTGGTTTAGTATCATCCACTCCTTAACCGCTTCTTCATTATCAAAATGTTTGCTTTCGGTTTCAAAATCTAAATCCCACCTGGTGGCTATTTCATAACGGTTATGTCCATCTATAATAAAACCATTCCAAGTAAGTATTTTTTCTCTTATACCCTCACTCATACAATTATTTTCTAATTGCTTAAATTCTTCTTTTGTTAAAGGTGGTATTAAATCTTTAAATTCTTTTTTTATTTCTATCATATTATTTTCTTTTAAAATCATCACTTTCATCTTCACCAAATACTCCAAGTTCGTAGAAACCAGTTAGTTTTAAAACACTTCTTGATAAAGCACGTTTCTCTGCCATTTCCATTACATAAAATGAGTTGCAATTTCCGTCTTTATAACTTGCACCTTTTAATGCACTTCCAAATGTTTCAATTTGTACTTCTTCTTTTTTTGCATATGCTTTTACAACCGCAAAGCTGGGTTCACATTTTACAACCTCATAACTTATAGCTATGTTTTCTTTTGCTGCTATCTTTTCAATACCTTGTCTGGTGATGATAACATAGTGTTGATGTTTATACACATCTGTTTTTTCAAGTTCGTACTTCTTGTACAAATCCAATAATTTTTCTCTATCCATTTTGTTTAAATATTTGTGATACTTCTATTTGTGCTTTTAATTCTTCTATTCTATTACATAAGGCTTCTATCCTATATGTATACTCATCAAATTTAGTCTGTGCAGTTTCTTGTGAAAAGTTAGTTTGCATTACTGAATATTTATTAAGGTTGATTTTGCATCATCTAATCTTTTATTGATAGATAGTTGTGTAATGTGATCTTTGTTTAGCTTTGCTTTAACTAACTCTATTTCAAGATGTAATATTTCATCTTTTAAATCGTGTTTCTGTGTTCTCATTCTGTTTAGTTTAAATTAATAATACCCAAATATAAACAAAATATTTAATAACAAAACTATAAAAGCAAAAAAAAAGGCTTGACATAAAGCCAAACCCCTTTTCCTTAACAAAACAGAATAGTTAAAGATAGTCTTTTATAAACTATCTACCAAGTCTTTATAGTGTTTTATCATATCTTGTAGGTCATCAGTAGAAAACTTTACAGTTTCTTTTGATTTTATATATAATTCTTCAGCAGTACCAGCACCATACTTTTCGTCTAATTGTTTACTAAAAATATACTGTTCACCAGACTTGAACATATTGCATCCAACGCATTGTACCGCAACGTTTTTCTCTAACCATCTAGTTGCATAGTGTTTTCTACTTTGAAAGTGACCACATTGCATACCTTTTTTATAGTGTGATACCTTACCACAAGTAAAGCAAGTAACATCACCATTGTGATCTGCATCCTTTAACCTTATGTACTGGCTAAATATAGCATCTAGTTTTTTTACTATTTTGCTTCTGCTTGGTTTAGATGGCATTATCTATAACTTCTAAAATATGTCTTAACTCACTTCTTTCAAACTCACCTAGTGATTTATCATCTACAATTAATAGGTAATAATCTTTTCTTACTTGAATACATTTTGTGTTTTCCATCTTTTATTTGTTTAAGTCAGATTTATTGAATAACTTTACACTTTTTTATTACTTCAAATATATAAAATAAATAATTAGAAATATATATATAAATATAAATCTAAAAATATATATTAAAAAAAATAATAATATACTTAAAAATAAAATATAATAAGAATAATGATTTTGGTATAGTATTCTATTTCTGCGAAATATGCTTATATTTTTCAATTCCTCTTGAACCAAAGTATGCAACATAGGTTGTAAGTAAAAGTGATTTAAGTAAATCTATCCATTCAACACTTACACCGAAATCAATATTTAAGCTATCCATAAGAATAAGTAACCAAGTTGAGATTGTAAGAAAGATTAACATCATTGGACGTACATTCTTTGACAACCAACTATCGCTAGACATATCGCTTGACCATCTTTTAGAAACTTCTTGCATTTCTATAATATCCATTTCAAGCAGCTTTAAGGCTTCTTCTTTGTCTTTAGGTGTGATAGCTTCATCTTTGCTTATAAGACCACCTATGAGCTTTAAAATACCAGCATCTGGCACAACATCACTAACACCTTTAAGAATGTTTGGTGCAACTTTAGATAGAAATTTACCTACTCTTGTATCTTTAAACTTCTTTTTACTTTTTTCCATTGTTCTTATTCATTAAGTACCACTTGTGCGAGGTATACCCAATAGTTAAAAGTAAAAGTGTGATCTTTAAAAATACATCAACGTTTGACATTGAAAAAATAAATGTGCCTAGATTAATTAAAAGTGTTTTGTAGTCTGTTACCATATTAATAAGTGTAGTACACACCTCTTTTTTTAGTTACTAATACT